GGTAGAACTGTAGGCTGCTCGTAATGAGATGGGTGAGGATAAGTACCGCCAAGAGTTTGAATGTAGCTTTGACGCTGCTGTAGAAGGCTCTTACTATGGACAAATCCTCAATGAACTAGAAGACAAGAAGCATATGCAAGAGATTCCAAGAGAGGAACTAAGCAGAACATTTACTGCTTGGGACTTGGGAATGGGCGACTCTACGTCTATCTGGGTGGCTCAGTTAGTGGGTACTGAGGTGCGTTTGCTTGACTACTACGAGAATCACGGAGTAGGACTAGACCACTACGTTAAGTGGATTAAGGACAACGACTATCTCAAAGCAGAGCATATTCTGCCCCATGACGTTAGGGTCAGGGAACTTGGCACAGGTAAGAGTAGACTAGAAATGCTTGAAGAAGCTGGCTTAGAAGTCAAGATTAGTCCCAGAATGGGACTAGACGATGGTATCCAAGCGGTAAGAAGGTTGCTGCCAAGATGTTGGTTTAACGTGCCAAAGGTACAAACAGGGCTGAACTGCCTGAGAAACTACCGCAGAGACTACGATGAGAAGCGTAAGATATTCTATGAAAGACCACTACACGATTGGTCTAGTCATGGCTCTGATTCTTTCCGTTACTTAGCCCTTGGATTGGATGAAGGTCATTCAACGTGGTCTAAGCCGATTAACCAAACTCCGAAATGGATTGTCTGATGTATGTATCAATGCAAGGGGTAAATCTAGCCCCTAAAGTAAAAGAACTTGAATTACGTCTTGAAATGTTGGAAAATGTGGTAAAAGCATTACAATTGGACAAACCCCGAATGGGTCGCCCTCCAAAGGACAAACATGGAACAGAACGAACTGAAGTCAATACTACAGTCAGAGATTGATGATGCAATTGGCTTTATTGAAAGTGAAACTGTTGAACAACGCAAACAGGCTTTGGAGGCTTATCTACGACAGCCATATGGTAATGAAGTTGAGGGTAAGTCTCAAATCGTTACTGGAGAAGTGGCAGAAGCGATAGATGGTGCGCTACCTAGCTTAGTTCGTATCTTTACAGGCTCAGACAATATCGTAGTCTTTGAGCCACAAGGCCCAAGGGATGAAGCCTCTGCCAAGCAAGCCACAGACTACTGCAATTGGGTTTTCAATCGTGATAACGCTGGTGTCGCCATTCTGCATGATTGGTTCAAAGATGCCTTGATGCAGAAGAACGGCATCGTTAAAGCGTATTGGGAAGACAAAGAAGACATTACCAAAGAGCGTTACTTTGACTTGTCTGATGACGAGTTAGCAATGCTGATGAGTGATGAGACTATGGAGATTGTCGAGCAAGATACGACAGAACTTCCTATCATTGACCCAATGGGACAACCAGTTGTTGACCCTATGGGTATGCCTGTGATGAGTGCTACACATAATGTTGTGGTGCAACAAAAGAAAAAGTCAGGCAAAGTTACGATTGAGAACGTGCCTCCAGAGGAGTTCTTGATTAGCAAGAAGGCTAGAACTATTGCTGATTCACCTTTCGTAGCCCACAGACAGATGTTGACTCGTAGTGACTTGGTTGCTATGGGCTTCAATAAGAAGCAAGTTGAAGGCTTGCAAATGGGTGATGCTTTGGCATACACACCAGAGCGTGTGGCTCGTTACGCAGCAGGTGAGCAACCTTACCAAACACAGACTGATGACCCATCAATGCAAGAGATTGAGGTCTTTGAGTGTTATGTCAAAACTGATATGAACGGAAAGGGCATTGCTGCTCTGACTCAAGTCTTTTACGCTTCTAATGAGATTCTGCAAGATGAGGATGGTAAGGAGATGGTTGAGGAAGTGGACTATGTTCCTTTCCACTCAATCTGTCCTATCCCGATTCCGCACAAGTTCTTTGGTAACTCACTAGCTGACAGAACAGTTGACCTACAGTTAATCAAGACTACTATCACTCGTCAGATGTTGGATAACTTATATCTGACAAACAATGCACGAGTGGTTGCTGTTGAGGGTCAAGTAAACCTAGATGACTTGCTAACATCTACTGCTGGTGGTGTTATCCGTGCCAAGTCACAAGGTGCTGTTCAGCAGTTAGTTGTTCAGAACGTGGCAAATCAGGCTTTCCCAATGCTTCAGTATCTGGACACAGTACAGTCTAAGCGTACAGGTGTTAGCGATGCTTCACAAGGTTTAGACCCTGCTATCTTGCAGAACGTGACTGCTGCTGCGGTAGCTTCTATGCAACAAGCTGGCGCAGGTAAGATTGAACTGATGGCTCGAATCTTTGCTGAGACAGGTGTTAAGTCTTTGTTCCAAGGCATATTGCACTTGCTCTGTAAGTATCAGGACAAGGCTCGTATGGTGCGTATGCGTGGCGAGTTCGTAGAGTTTGACCCTAGAACATGGGCTAACCAATACGATGTGTCTATCAATGTAGGTTTGGGTGCAGGGAATCGTCAAGAGCAGATGGCTATGTTGTCAATGGTTCTTGCTAAACAAGAGCAGTTGATTGCTCAGTACGGCCCTGCCAATCCTTACGTTTCACCTGCTCAGTATCGTGGCACATTGGGACGCATGGTAGAGATTGCAGGGTTTAAAGATAGTGCTGAGTTCTACAAAGCAATTACGCCAGAGCAAGACCAAGCATTGAGTAATCCTCCTCCACAGCAACAACAGATGCCTCCAGAAGTTCAAGCAATCATGGCTCGGACTCAAGCTGAGATACAAGCTAACCAAGCCAAAGCACAAGCTGACATTCAGTTGAAGCAACAGCAACAACAGATTGACATGGAGATGGCACAACAGAAGGCTGTTCTTGAAATGCAGATGATGCGTGAGAAAGAGGCTGCTAAGTTGCAACTAGAGCGTGAGAAACAACAGGCTTACTTTGCTATGAAGCAACAAGAGTTTGAAGCAGAAGCACAACTGAAAGCAATGAAAATTGGTGCTGGCATTACATCTAACGTAGAGATTAGGGGTTAATCATGGCAGTTACTAATGCAGACATTCTCGGTTGGTTGAATGAAAACCCTAATGCTAGTCCTGCCCTTATCAATCAAACTATGGCAGAGGCTGGTGTAAGTGCTGCTCAGTATCAATCTGCTACTGGTGCGCCTCCTCCTCCAGTACCACAAGCAACAACTTTAGCACCAGTAATTCCTCCTCCTCCAATGGCACAAACGCTCTTAGATACAGGCGTAAATACTGGATATGGCACACCTACTGGAGTTACGCTTCTTCCTCCTCCAGAAAGAGTGCGTGGTGGCCCTGTACAAACTAATCCTGATACTTCTTCAGCAATTATTGATTTATATCAACAAGTTTTAGGCCGTCCTCCCGAGTCGCAAGCAGTAATCAAAGAATGGGAAAGACTATTTGGCAACACGATTGACCCAACTGAATTTGCCCAATTTGAACGAGCTGCGCAACTTGAAAAAACCAAACCTGTTGTAGCTAATCTAAAAGGACAAATACTATCCCAAGGGACTACAGAACAATGGAAAGGTGAAGGTAAAGGTTCTGCCGAAGCTAATGCTACTGACATGGCAGAAATACTTGCTGGAATTAACATTACAGATATTAACCAGTTTGGTCAGATTACTAAGGAAGTTCCTGTTACTTACACAGATGAAAATGGCACTTTATACGATACTGGTCAAACACAAACAGTTACGACTTATGGAAATAAAGTAACTGGTCAAGAAGTGCCTATTACCTATGGTGAGCGTCAATATGGAAACGCTTTTGGTGGCACATTTACAGGCAAAGACAACACAGGCTATCGTGTTGTTTTTGATGCCTCTGGTAAACCAATTTTTTATACGACAGAAGAAGAAAGTTCTGATGCAAAAGACTGGATGCCTATTGTCCAACTTGCATTGGCTGCAACAGGTGCAGGTGGTGCGCTAGGCGGTGCTTTGCTTGGTGCAGGTGCTAGTGCCGTAGCTTCTAACGCATTAGGTAACGCTATTCTTGGTGGTTTAACAACTGGCATTGCTGGTGGTGACCCACTTAAAGGTGCATTGCTAGGTGGTGCAGGTGGCGCATTGAGTGGCTATCTACAGGGTGGCCCAATAGACGCATCTAACATGACTTCAGCGCAGTTTAATGATGCTCTTGAGAGTCAGTTAATTAGTTCAATGCAAGGCGCAGGATTAACAAACGCACAGATTACTCAGTTTTTAGAAAACGCAAGTGCAACAGATATTGCTTCTGTTGTTAGTTCATTGCCAGTAACAGGTGCATCTGACACTTTGCTTGTTAATGCTGCCAAAACGCCAATTACTGCTGATGCTTTAATAAACACTCTTTCACAAGTTCCAACTGTTGTTACAACTGCAACTAGACCAGAACAAGTGTCTCCAGATGTAATCAATGCTGTCACATCTATTTTGGGTGGTGGTACAACTGCGCCTCCGACTGTTGAGGTAACTGCACCTAGACCTACACAGCCTGATATTCCAGTTATTACTACAACACCTGCGGTATCTACGACAACTGCGCCTAAAGGTACAATTCCAATAACAACTACGCCAACTACTAAAGATACATCATTAACAACGTCTGATGTAATAAAACTTCTTGGTATTGGAACTACTATTGCAGGAATTAACGCTGCTACTGGTGGTGGTACTTCTGGTGGTGTTCAATATCCAATTATTGATGTTCCTGCTAATTGGACTACTCCTCCAAGGACAAGTGTTGCCCCTGCTACAGTATTGCCTCCAATTAACTTTGGCGACAGAAACTTGCTAATTGGTACTCAATGGGAAAAGTTCCTAGACCCTAACTATGGTCAAGTGCCAGAGCCTATCCAATACTCACAGCCATCTAGCCTGAGTTACAACGACTTGATGGGCATCTTGGGTAGCAAGCAAGGTATGCCATCAGCAAGTAGCCTAAGTATTAACGACATTATTTCTGGAATACAAAACCAATATGGACAAGCACCTGTTAGCACAATGGGCTAAAAACCTGTTAAATGATGATTTCTTCAAAGAAGTCATAGATAACTTGAAAAAAGAACAGATTAGTGTGATAATTAACACAAGTGCAGAAGAATGTGATAGGCGTGAAGATGCTTATCGGCACATTAAGACTATTGAACTAATTACAGGACACCTAGAAGGTTTAGCCTCGGAAACTGTGATTAGAGAGAAGAAGTGGAAGATTCTGTAGCCTATAGGCTACACCTCCGTCCAGAAGGTTTCTGGCGATTATTGAGATGACAAATGGAAAACACCAACCCTAATGGGAGTGAAAGCCTAGATGTAAACCAAGCCGCTTCAGCGTTTGAAGGCATGATGGGTGATTCTGAGGAAGCTGAAAACAGCCAAGCCGAAGGTCAACCAGAAGACCAACAAGAGACTGACGAAGTTGAGTATTCTGAGGAGGAATCCGAGGAACAGCCAAAGCAGAGATATAAAGTCAAAGCATCTGGTGAGGAAGTCGAAGTAGAACTAGACGAACTTATCAAGGGTTATCAACAAGGTACGGATTACACTAAAAAGTCTCAGGCTCTAGCTGAACAACGTAAGGCGATTGAAGCTGAACGTGGTCATTTAGAGCAAGTGAAACAAGAGCGACAGGCATACGCCCAGAAGTTGCAAGCGTTGGATAGCTTCCTTACGCAGCAAAATCAGGGTGTGGACTTAGATGTTCTAAAGGAAACAGACCCTATCGGTTATGCGGTAGCGGTAGCTGAACAGAGTCAGCGTGAGAAACAGTTAGCAGTA